ACTTGGCAACTCGTCTGTGACGAGGGTATGTTCTTTTTTACCGCCCTGATTACCTAGGCTAAAATTAGCACCACAAACAAGTGGAAACCTATCTGCTAATTTTTTGCAGTTAAACATGCCGTCTGCGGCGCCGTCGCTCATGGTGTCGCCAATGGCCGCATACAGCGCGGCATATACTGTTTTGTCGAGGTCGTCATCATAATTTACCCATGGGTAACGCTTAGAGTTGACGCTCTCATCACCATATGTCAAGCGATAGGGGGCAAATACCCAATGGCCGGGCTGCGGTATCTCGCGCTTGAGGTCAGCGATAAGGGCCTGTACCTCTTCAGCAGGGATATACGGCTTGCCCTTGCTCTGGGGGTCGTACACGGCTTTCGCCATGGCCTCTTCGGCGGGCATGTAAGGCTTTTTCTTGCTTTCGGGGTCGTACACGGCCATGGTCATGTCGCCCGCGCCAATGGCCGCCACCTTTTCGTTGATGGCCTCGTCCACCTGCTGCTTTGTGTAGGTGCTGGCCTTATCGGCCTTCAGGCCCAGCTTTTCCTTGGCCCAGGCCAGCATGGCCTCCAGCACGCTTTGCAACTTTTTGGGCGTTTCGGGCGGCATATCCCCATGGCCCGGCACGGCCGCGCCAATGTCTGCGGCGGCCGCCTCGGCCTCCAGCTGTTCGCAAAGCTGGTTGTGCGCGGGGATGGCCGCCTCGCGCACCACCTGCTCTACGCTTTTCTGCATTTCTGTCACCGAAAGGCCGGGCACCGCGGGCTGCCCAATGACGCCCTTGCCTTTCAAATCCTGTTCCGTCACCTGTTTGAACGGCATGCTTTTCCTCCTTTTCTGTGTTCTGCCCGGCGCGCTGCGCCTGCCGCGGCGCGCGCCGGGCGTCAGCCCTTGAAGTTCCCGTTTTCCACAAATTCCACCGCAAAGTCAAACAGGCCGAACGGCTCGTTCACCTCGCTGTTTTCAAAGCGGAAGCGCGCTTTATCCACCTTTTTGATGCGCACTTTGGTCGAGAGCGTCTTGGGCGTCTCGTCGTTGCTCCATGAAAACTTGTCCCAGTTCAAATATCCCCAGTCAAAATACCTTGCCTTTGTGGTGTCTTCCTTGATGTGCGTCCACAACCCGCGCCGCTGGCCGGAAATGCGAATGCTCGTGGCAATAGCGCTTGCCAGCCGCACGGCCAAAAAGCGGAACGTCTTGTTTTTGTAGAACAGCTTGCCGGAAAGGTCTGGCGTTTCCCATATGGCATGAATCGCCTGCCCATCATCCGAATAGCTGGTAAGGGCTGCTGTGTCCTCATAGAATCGGCGCAGCTTTCCATCATCGCTTCCCATCCAAAGCCGTTCATCTTTCACGAACAACACACGCGCTGGTATATTCGTGCAGTAAAACCCCGCATACTGCCTGTTTGAATAGGGTTCTTCATTTCTTCGCGTAGATTGCAGGCCGTCTAAAATGTAGGCCGCGCCGTTCAGGCACAGCCAGTACATGTCTTTGAACACCACAGCCACGGCATTTTCTAAATTTGCTTCTTTCAAAAGGCTACCATTTAAGAAAAAGCTGCGCTGCTGGGCATACTTTTCGCCCGTCACGTCCTGCGCGGTAATGGCAAACACACCGAGCTTTGTGAGGAACAAGGGCTCATTCACAAGGTACGCAAAGCTGCGCGGCGCAATGGCCCCCTCGCCCTGCAGGGTGTTCACAATGGGAAAGGCGGGCTGATTGTCCACCAGGTTGCCCTCGCGGATGATGACGTTGCGGCCGTCCTCCATGTTGTCTTTATGGGTGGCAAGCCGCTCATTCACAATGGAATATCCTACAATGGCGCTTTGTTCTGTACCTAATGTGGCATAGGCTGTATCGGCCCAATAGGTTGGGTCGTTCATACCGCTGTACCAATCGTAGTTGCGGTATTGCGCGTTGCCTGATACAAACAGCCGGTCGGCCGCGCCGTTCACGCCGTACAGCGTGCCCATGGTGCACCCGAAGATGCGCGCGGCATACCCTTCCACCGTGCGGCTGGCCGTAATGCGCACATTGTCCTCGCCCGCCACCGGGCTTTTGCCCGGCGCTGTGGTGAAGGTGACAATGCCCGCGGTGCGGTCTACCGTGTAATCGGTATCTTCTGTTTTTTCCTGCCAAGTGCCATCTGCGCCCAAAACCTCCACTTTCACCGGGGCATCATCCAGCTCCGCAAAGGAAAGATGATACTGTGTGTCTTCCTCTGTGCCCAAAAACTGCTCGGTAAATTTTGGCTGAATAAGGTTCAGGTTCTCATATTGCGTACCGCCGCCCGTGGGTGCCTTGGCAATGGTGAACAGCGGTATTCTAGCTGCGTCCCCCACCGGGCCCGCCGCTGTGCCGTCAAACACCGTAAGCCCTGCGCCGTCTATGATGTACAATTTATCTCCAAACTGCCAAGCGCTGCTGCGTGCGTCCGCCATGCCGCTATATATTTCCTCTTCGCCCAAATACAGTTTCGTTCCTGCATGTACAAGAAATTCGCTGTCCTCCCTTCGGGCAAACACGCCGTTGATGCGTGCGGGGTACTGCGCTATGGTTTCATAGCCCATACGCTTACGCACCTTGCCCGGCACATCGCGTATCATGTTCTGCCCGTTGGGGCTGCGGCTTTTATCCACGTTGGCCGGGCTGTTAGTGTAATCTATGCCATAGAACTCATTCACATTTAAAATGCTTCTGGATGGGCTGGCCGGAATTGAAAACTGTGCCATTTCAGCACCACCCATCCTTTGATGTCCATTCGCTTGTTACAACCCCACCTGTTCCAGCTACAAGCTCGCCGCGGGCCACCTCAAACTCGTTGCGGTAGATGGTGGCAATGGAATTGTCATCATCTTTATAAAGCTGGCTGGCCATATAAAGCGGCAGCAGCACCACCACGTCCGGTGTAAGTGGAAGCTCGTAATCATCCAGCGTTTCCCCGGTAATCTGCGGCGGCCATGCGTTGTAAAACACCTCATACTGCCCGGCCTCTTCGGCGGGAAAAATAATATCCCGCCCGGCCACAATGGAATAGGCATAGGTTTTATACGGCAGGCCGTTTTCCATGCGGTACACTTCCGGCGTGCCAAAAATCCAGAAATCTTCTGCCTGGTCTTTCATGGTAAATTTGGCCGGGCCCTGCGGCTTTTCCAACAGGGCGCTTTTGCGCAGGTATTTATTTGACGTGCACAAAAGCGCCAGTGCTTCATTGGCTGTCTGCGGCATGCCTGCAAGGTAGTCCTTTGTGGTTTCGTCCTCTACAAGGTTGCTGCCGTCTGCCGAAAACATTTTCTGAAGTGTGGCAAGCTTAATGTCCTTCCATGTCATGCCTTTTCTCTCCTCTCACGTCTGCCGGCACTGCCCCGGCCGTTTCCTTTTGTCCGTGATAAAAAGGGCGGTTACCCGCCCTTTATGTTAGCCGCCTGCGCCAACTTCCTTCGTGTTTACGGGGTTATCCGTGGTATTCATCACCGTTACATTCTGCGTCTGTACCGGTGCCGTAATCGTGGTGCCCGATACACCCTCGCCGCAGATGGAAATGCAGCGCCAGTTGTTGAAGCCCGCCATAAAGCGCGCACGGCCCTTGAACACGTTGGCGTCGGTGTTCGGGTCAATGTCGCTTTTTACCGTCAGCGGCACGCGGTCCAAGAACGGCAAACACATGTAGTCATCCTTGAATTTCGAATCCAGCATGATGAAATAGGGCTTGTCGCCAATGGTTTTAGGCAGATAGTTCCACACCAGCACGTTCCACAGCCCAGCCTGGAAGTTCATGGCATTCTTGCTGCTTTCCGGGTCAAGGTCACTGCCCACGGCCGCCAGCACAGCGCGTTTCAGCTCGCCTACATTGGGGATGAGAATGGTATCCGGCGCTACGTTCAACAGGTGGCCGTCATCATCTTTGAAGCCCTGCATATATTCCTGCACCTTATCCATTGCATAGGCGCTGAATGCCGCAGAAAAAATATTGCTCTGTGCTTTGGTGCCCTTCGTAATCGACGGGTGCGAAGCAGAGAACAGTGCCACGCCATCCGCGGAGGTGGTCGCATATTCTCGCGTCCCAATTTTCGTTTTCGCAGATACACCGCCTGCCAGAAGGTTTGCAGCAAACTCTTCGCGTGTGCGGTTAAAGCTGGTGGCAAAGATGTTAGCGCGGCTTTTGATTTTGCCAAACTTCGCATCTTCAATCATCTCCTGCGTCACTTCAAACGAGCTTTTCCAGGTGGTAGGCTCTACCACTTTGGCATAGCCCTCCTGCATGCTGGTTTTGGGGTAGGCGCCGTTCTCACCCACATCCTCAAAGTTGCCAAGGCTTGTCTCCTGCGTGTACTTCTCGGCAAAGTTTTTGGTTTTGTCCATGAAATACACGTTTTTGATTTGGCTCTGCTGTTCGAACGCTTCTACATTCTTTTCAATCATGGCGCGGATAGGCTCTTGGCTTTTCCCGTATACACTGTTATTCAGCCCAGAGCCTTCCGAAAAAATGATACCTGCCATATTCCTTTCTCCTCCTCTTTATGCGAAATGGCCGCGCACCGTGCTGTTGGTTGTAGCGCCGTCTGTCCAGTCTACGGTAAATACACCGCTCGTAGTGGTTGCGGTAACGGTCTCGGCATCGCCACCCAGTGTCACCTTGTTGCCAATCAGTGTGTCGGCAACCGTTGCCGTGCTCTGCACTTCGAACGTCGTGGACGGCATCACCTTCATTGCCGGGAACATCCCATCCTCATTTTTTTCGCCCATCACAATATGCGAGGGACGCACGGTAGAAGATGCCTTGCTCAGCTTGCCGCCGCTGCCCAGGGTGGCAGCGCTGCCAATCGTCAGTGCTGCGTCGCTGGGGTAATACTCCAAAGGTTCTACATCGCCCACTTCGCGTTTTGCTACTTTGAACATATTTTTCCTCCTGTCAACTGTTAAACTGTTTGTGGTACTGCTCGGCCTCTTTTCGGGAAAACCCCAAATTCGCCCAAGATTCGTACTCTTCTTCTGTCAGGCTCGGTTTTTCCTTACCTGTCCCCGTGGTTGGCCCAAGGTGGCTTTTCCCCTTTGCCGCATTGATTGCCGCCTGTTTTGCCGCCGTCGCTTTCCCGCTGGATAATCTTTCAAAGTTTGTTGCCTTATAGGCTACATCCAGCGGCACGCCGCTGCGCACCAGTGCGTCAAATTGCGGAAACGTGTCCATTTTTCGAATATCTTCCAGCGTTTTTACAGCCGGGTCTATCTTCGTTATCTCTTCCAGCTGCCGCTTCAGTATTCTGTCGCCTGCGTCCCGCTGCGCCTGTTCCACAACCTGCGCTGCTTTCTGCACAATGGGGTTTTCCGCAACTGCACGGTCAATAATTTTGGGGTCTATATTGGCGGCTTTCAGACGGCTCTCCGTTTGGGCCTTATTCTGCGCATCCAGTGCGTCAAAATAATCCTTTACCGTTCGGATATTGCGGTCTGTTCCCGGCACCTTCAAATGCCCAAACCTTGCCGCCACCATGGCGTCCTGCTGCGCCTGCTGGCGCGCATAACGGGTTGCCGCTTCACGCTCCGCGCGTAAACGGGCCGTTTTCCACACGTCATTCGGAATCTGTGCTTCTTGTGCCTGCCCGGCTTCGGCAGGCTCTTCGCCTGCGGAATTTTCTTCCGCTTCCACATTCTGCACATCAGGGCTGGCTACTCCCTGTTCAAGTTCCTGTCCACCGGCATTTTCGCTGGTTTCCTGAACATCCATTACGCCATTTTCCAGTTCCATATTTTCCTTTCCTCACCCGGTAAAAGGGCTGGCCGGTATCACGCCCCGGCCCGGCTTATTTTTTTCACTTCGTTGCGCGAAGGTCGCCGCCCGTTTTCACGGTAGGCTTTTTGGTGCTGCCGGAAGATTTCGGCGCTTTCACCGTCATGCTGCCCGTGTTGGGAATATTCAGCTTCGCCATACCCTATTCCTCCTTTTCCACTGGAATTTCGTGCTTTATGGTTTTAACAGGCTGTCCGTAATTTTCGCACTGCCTGTTTCGGCAAAAAAATTGCTGCCACAAAAACAGCCTTTTCCCTTCAATGTGGTAAGATGTCGTAGCCCTCATCTCAACCTTGCATCTGGGGCATAGCATTTCCCATTCCTCCTGTCTGCTGCATTGCCATCTGCTGCATCTGCTGCATTTGCATCTGTTGCGCCTTTTCATCCTCTATGCGCTTTTGTATCATGGCCTTAATTTCACCAGCATAGGGGTAATCCAGCTCTTCCATCAGCGTCCAGTATAAAAGCATTGTTTCATTCATCCCCAGCTGTCCAAAAGCGCCGCTTTGCAGCTTCAAATCCATTTGTTCCCACAACACGCTGCGGTTCGAAGAAAGCGTTGCACTGGGGTCTATCGTAAAGATAAATTCATCATCCCAATAAAATTCTCCCGCTGCATCCTGCCGTAAAAAATCCATCCTGTTAAAATGTGCAAATGTCGGCTGCCCATCACTTCCCTTGGTGGTATAAGGAATCGGCTCGTCCGCATACGCCAGCAGAAAACGAAACATCAGCTCGTACAGACGTGCAAAGGCGCTGTTCTTTTGCTCTCGTTTCGATTGCAAGCGTCCGGCGCTTTGATTTGCCGAAAACTGCTTGGCGCTGCCCGATGTAGCCGAAGAATCATACTTGCCCTGAAACGCATCCGTAATGCCCAGCGTGCTTTTGGCATAGTCGTAATTGTCCACCAGCACAACCCGGTCTTTTGTAATATCGGGTTGTACATTCATCACGCTGATAAGTTCCTTCTGTGCTGGGTTTTTAATGCGCACAATTTTAAACTCTTTGTCTGTGGTTTCTACGTCCAGCCCTTCGGGCAGCGTCACAAAGCTGCCGCCCTTCAAAACCTTTTCCTCTATTTTGGAACCGCACTTTTTAATTGCCTCTTGCTGGTCGCATATCACATCCACATCACTGCCGCCCATAAAGGAAGCATACTTGCTGATATTCCGGCGCAACACCAGAGGATAACGGTCTGGTTTATACCTCGGTATTCTCGTTGCAACCGCCACTGTCTGCATCAAGGGCGCACCTGTTATTTCATCCAGCATGGGTGTGCCATCCGGCGCCAAAATCTCGCGTTCCTCTTCCGCCTGAAATTGTGGAATTATCGTTCCGTCGAACAGCCTGACATCCTCTATCAGCTCTTCTTCAGTCTGCACTTCATCCTTCCACTTTTTCGAGCCACAAACCGGGCAGGTTTTCTCATTTCCACTTTTGGGCCGCCCGCACTCAGCACAAACTTTTATGTGCAGCGCCTGGTAATCTTCCATGTCTTCCAACACAGTATCTTCTACCCAGCTGAACCGTCCAATTCCGCCATCCTTGTTTCGGAAATAGGCAATGTTTTGCGTCACAAGTTCATCCCAGGTGTCAGCCCCTTCTCCGCGAATTTCCGGCGCCTCCTCGCCTTCCTGCGAAACATCCACGCCATATTTTCGCTTAATGGCTTGTTTTGTCTGTGTCACCTGCACAAATATGTAATCCATCTGCTCTATTTCATAAATTCCCGGCTGCGGTATTACCTGCCGGGGGTGGCGGTCTGTCACGGCCACGTCGCCCATTGTGCAGTGGAATCCTTTGTTCTCGTCCCAGTCTACTTGCCACAACGCCCCACCCTGCGTAGTCGTTGTTCTCTCCTGAATATCGTTCATCTCAACGAGCCGAAGCATCTGCACTTCACTGCGTAAAATTGCCTCAATACCTCGGGCCAGTTCCTTGTCCTCTTCATGAATGGCATCTACGCGCGGCATCGGTATCGTGGAATCCACTTCACTCTCCAAAAGCTCGTACACAATGTTGCGCACATTAGACGCTTTGCGCGCCGCAAGAGAGCCGTCTTTTTTCAAAATGTCAGAAGTGCCCTCATAGTAGGCTGTGCGCCTGTCCATTTTATCCAGCTCTGTCTGGTATTCGCTTTTGGCCCTCTGAAGCTTGTCCTGCCATTCCGCAAGTTTTTTATTTTTCTTAAACATGCGTCCTCCTTAAAACGGGTTTCCATATTTGGAAATCAGGTAAGCCTTTCCCTGCTCATCTGCATTTTCATAATCTTCAAACAGGTCATCTTCCCAATGTGCACGCACCCTTTTTTCTACTCTGGCAGCAGGGCTTGTCCACCATACGCAGAAATAGCGCAGGCTGTCCACGTCATGCGTCAGTGAATGGGGCTCTTTTGCATAAGTGTCAGGCTTTTTTTCGTCCTTTTGTATCTTCTGCAAACAACGCCACAAGTTCGGTGCTGCCCGTCGCTTTATTCGCAGCATTGGGCCATCCGGCCCGGGGTATAGCCATTCCTTCATGCTGGCGCAGCCAGCTGCCACATCATTTGAAACCTTCGTCAAATTCAGTCCGTTTTCCGAAAAAACAATGGCTCGGCTTTTGCCTGTCATCTGCTCGCGGCTCCACAAATCCGGCGGAGCCAAAAAAGCATCTATCTCCTCATTTTCCGAAAGGTTCAAGATAATTTCTGCCGCTTCGCCAATCGTTTTGTTCGGCTCGTCAAATTCCCGATATACCAGCGCGCGTCCGTCTGTACCAATCGCTACCCAGTGAGCCGATAACATATCAAGGCCATAGTCTATTGCAACATACCGCCGTGCGCCTGTCGGCACCTCTTCTTCTGTTTCATGCGTTTCTTTCTTTACTTCTGGGAACATCACACCGCCCGGCACGCTCAGCGCCTCTTCTACGCTGGCGGGGTATTCCTGCAATGTCTTATCTTCGCCCAGCGCACCAAGTGTGCGGTTATACCACGCTTTGTCGCGCGCAGGGTCTGCATTCCATGGAAGAAAAATTTTGTTAAACCCGTTGTCTGGGTTAGTAAAAATCTCTTCAAACAGTGTGCCTAATTTTATGGTCGAAAGCCCTATCACCATGCCGCCATTTGGACGGTTTACTACAGGAAAAATAGACGCCCATATTTCTTCTGCAAATTGCTGAAAGGCCCATTCATCTAGAATAACAAGGTCTGCCGTAAAGCCGCGCGCCGCGCCCGGGCTAGAAAGAAAAGCTTTCAGAACACTTTCCGGCCCATTGGGGAACTGTATTTTTACTTCCAGGCTGGTATAACTGAACACCGGCCCACTCCATCCTGCTGGCGCATGCTTTTCCTCTGCAATCAATTCCGGCATGTGACGCAATATCACCACCATGCGGCGCACAAGCTCTTTGGCCTCTTCCTCTGCGCGGGAAAAGCACACCACTGTGCGCCCGGTAAACAAAACCAAAAGCCATGCTGCAACCGAAAGCGCCAGCCAGGTAATGCCCAGCTGGCGCGCTTTCAATATCACATTCAGCCTGTGCGCATGCATGCTGCGCAGGGCCTCTTCCTGTGCTGGCCAAAGTTGAAATGGCTGTATCAGTTCTTCCGCGTCTTTGTCCTCAATATGCACGAAGGTTCTGGTAAAAAACACGGGGTCTTTCCGGCACAGCGCCACCGTCTTTTCTCTCAGTTCCTGCGCCGTCACATTATCACCCCACACAAAATACAAAATAAAAGGCCCCGCGTTGGAGCCTTTTAAGCGTTCACGGCACGCCCAGGCCGTAAATAAAGCCCATAGGCAAAGGGTTCTAAGCGCATGGCTTACTCCTGTTCGGGAACCCAGCTTTATAGGGCCTCATTTTCCAATTTGACACAAGTTTGCGGGTAAGGATTTGCACTATGGATAGGGTGCCAGACTAACATCCCTCGCTCTGTTTTGCAGCTGGCCGTTTCTGCCGTTTATCTGTTCTACGGAATTACCCGCGCTTGCTAGCATCTGCTATTCCTCCACGGAAGCTTGTAGTGCGAAACGGAAGGTGCTACCTTCCTACCATAAATGGCTGCTTCTTGCATTCCGCATATAAAGCCCTGCCACAATCGGCAGGGCTTAACTACATCGGAGAGAACGAGGTTTCGTTCGGAATCATAGGCATCACCCCCCTATCATTCGTAGGTCTGTTTATTTTCCAATTTTGCAATGTATTTTTCAATGCTCTTGTTTCGAAGTGTAAATAACGCGCCATCTGCTGGCAGGTCTTTTGCCGGAATCTCTTGAATATTCTTTCGCTCGAAATGATAATTCAAAGAATCAAAATCGAACTGGGCATAATACGCAACTCCGTCAACGGCCTTATGGAAGGCTTCTTTCATAGGAATATGTCCCTTCAACATCAAGAGCAACATAAGCACAGGTGTTTTCACGCACAAATATCTTTCGTAGCCGTTGAGTTTGAGGAATAAATAACGCTCACTCTTCTCATCGACACACACAAACAATTCGGGCACATCAAAAGTCACAAGGATTTTTTCTTCACGAAGCGGGCCAAATAAATCTAATCCCAATTTTTGAATTACCTCCCCTAAGAAAAATGGGGTATGGGCAACCTTTGCAGGGGGTATATTTTTTATAATTTTCGGCGGGGAAAATATATATAGTACCCTCTCCCCATCCTCGGAACGCCGGGGTCGCCTTTGGGAGGGGTATGCCCCCACACGGGGGCCCCTATATATATGCGCGCAGAAAAAAATAAAAAAATACAGCCCTTGCCTTATGTCTTACCCCCTAGGGGGGGGGTAGCCTTTCCGGCTTTCTGACCTTCCGGCCTCCCAGTTTATTGCCTCTTTCCTTTTTCCTCTTTTCGCCTGCAATTTCGCTAAATACCAATTTGGCGAAATTGTAAATGACGATATATCGTCATTTTTTGTCCTATGTGCATTTATTGGCTGTATATTATGGACATATCAACCATCTTTTCCGCTTTTTGCGTCTGTCAAAGCGTCCAGCGTACCCGCCTTATCCAGCTTGCGAAGCAGCGCAATATCCGCCTCTGTCAATTCCGGCCCGCCAGTCTGCGCCAGCTTGTCGGTCGGCTTATCGCCCGCGGAATCGCGCACCCATGTTGCTGCCGCTGTGTCGCCCTGGGCGGCTCTATGCGCCTGTGCCATAGCGATTGCCTCGTATACATCCACAACCTCCCCCCGCGATTTTGCAAGCCGTTGCATTTTCCGTGCTATCTCGTTACCAGCTTCAAGCATATCTTGCGGTGCTTCCAGCGACAAAACAGCCTCCATAATTTCTCTTAGCGTCTTCTTGCGTCTCCTCGCCTCTACTGACGCCGCCTGTCCTTTGCGCGCAATTTCCGCCCGCTCTTCTGGCGTCCTGTCCTTTAAGCTTACAAGGTTTTTGCGTCTATCGTACTTTTCTGCCATATTTTCACCACCTTATAAGAAAAAGCCCTTCGGTTTACCCGAAAGGCTTTATTTTTTTACCGCTCGCGCTCCATGCGCTCTTGTATCGCCTGCGTTACATACTCTTTGATACTTTGCCCCGCAGCCTCTGCCGCTGGCCCTACCGCATCATTGCGTATCTTGCACACCGTCGCACCCGCCTTTTCGGCTTCCATGCGATTTCTCACCGCCTGCAATATGTATACTTGCGTGCTTTCTCCCGCCTCTTTTGCGGCCGCCTTTATTGCTTCCCCTTCTGCCTTTTCTGGCTTTATTTCTATGCGCATAATTCTTTGCGCCTCTCTCCTTGCATTACTTGCCAGCTTCGCCCGGTACGCTTCTTCCGGCGTGCTGTATTTCTTCGGCCTTGCCATAAAATCACCTCTACACCATTATAGCGCAAAGGTTTTTTCACGGCAACGTGCAAATTACACAAGCCGACGTGAAATTATTCGTGCAATCTGTCTATTGATTAAATCACGTCGGCGTGATATTATGTAATCACAGCAAGGACAACGACAAACGCAAGGAGGAACCCATCATGACAAACTCAAAGAGCATTACCGCATTTGCCGGGAAATGTGCTTCGATTGAATTTATCACCCGCCCCGGAGGTCACGAGGGCAGAAAGGAAAAAACATGAATACCTACTATTGTGTTACGTCCAGTTTTTACGATGACGGCCGCGTCATTGCCGCCATTACCTCCACCGTCCAAGCGGAAAACCAGCCCCAGGATGAACGGCACCACGGACGTCTGGCCGATATTTATACAGACTGGTTCCCTACCCTTGAACAGGCCCAAGCATACGTGAATGAAGCAAAGGAGGCTTAATCCATGTACTACGAAATCAACGAAGCCGCCGCCCGCCTTGCCCATGATAACATGAGCATGCGCGACTACATCCCCAACAGCGCCACCAGTGAATACCGCGCTGCGGTAGACCGTGCCGCCGCCGTGCTGGAAGAAGTCAAGGCCAAGTGCAAAACCCAAGCCCAGCGCGAGCGTGCCGAGCATTATTTCGACCGCTACGCTAAGAAGCTGGCACAGGCCATCAACCAGGAAAACGCCATCGGCACTCGATGCCCGTCTGTACTTATTGCCGGCGCCTCCAATTTCCCAGTGCGCAAAAAGGAAAAGCAGGTTGCCGCCTGGGAAGCAAACCGCGCCAACTTCGAGAAAGCAGACCACTATCTCCACCAGCTCAAAACCGCGCACATTCAAGGCGTCAAGTCAAGCGACCCGGAAGCGCTGGAATACCTGCAAGCAAAGCTTGCAAGGTTGGAATCTTCCCACGCTGAAATGAAACAGGCCAATGCCTACTACCGCAAGCACAAAACACTGGACGGTTGCCCCGGCATCTCGCAGGCAACACGCGAATGGCTCACCCGCCCCGGCGTGTTTGCCAAAGGCGACGGCTCTCCGCTGGCGCTCTACGGCTGCCCATATCCCGCCTATGACCTGCAAAACAGCAATGCCAATATCAAGCGCATCCGCCAGCGTATCGCCTCTTTACAGGCCGTCAAAGCCTCCCCCACGCAGGAAGAACAGCACAACGGATGCACCTATCTGGAAAACTCCGCCATTATGCGCGTGCAGCTTGTTTTCGACAGCAAGCCCAGTGAAAACACCCGCGCGCTGCTGAAAGCCAATGGCTTCCATTGGTCTCCGTCACAAGGCGCATGGCAGCGCCAGCTTACTGAAAACGGCAAGGCCGCCGCCCGCCGCGTGCTCGAATCCATGGCATAACCTCAAAAGGAAAGGCCGCCCCAGGTAGGGGCGGCTTTTTCTGACGGTGAGAAAGCGTCCAGCCTCCACTTTCTCCAGTATAATTATAGCATACCAAAAACGAACATTTCGAACATTTCGAACATCTTGAAAAATATTTTTTAGCACCACGACAAAATATATCACAAGAGAAAAACAAAGACATGAAAGACATCCCCAGCCCGTAAAAGGCTGGGGATTTTTTATTGAAGGTTTGCATCCAGCCAGCGTTCCACCCGCATACGCCATGCATCGCCTGTTTTGCCCAGCCTTGCCGCAATGTATTCCCATCCTTCACCATCCAGGCATGCCATATGTACAGCTGCCCGCAGGTCTGTGTCCTCTATCCCCTCTATAAGCTCCACCGCCTGTGCATAGTCTGCCCGGTACTGTTTGTTTCGCTGCTGCATGTCAGCTTGCAGCTTCGCCAGCACCGTGCGTTTCTCAGCCCTCCCGGCCGTATCTATGCCCGTAATTTTAACAGTGTGCATTCCGTATGCTGGCGCATCGCTGCTGGCCTGCACTGTATCCACTACCACCGGCGCATCGTCAAGCATGGCCTGCATCCGCTCAATCCTCCTGCGCCGCGCGTCTATATCTATCGGCACAGCCCACAACGCCCGAAATTCCTTCTTTGTCAAGCCCTATCCCTCCCGCAGTCTCTTTTCCAGCCTATCCAGCTTTTGCGCCTTAAACCCTGCAACAAGCCCTGCGCAACCATGCAGCAGTTTCATCTGCTCCAGCATAATCTGCACATCTGCTATCTCTTCGGCAATCTGTGCGCGGTTTTCCTTGCCCCTCGCATGCTTGCACAATTCCTTTTGCAGCTCGGCCATTTCCTCCATCACCATCATGGTCTGTGCCTGTGCACCATAGGTGGAAAGCGCAAGGCGGTATATCTCTGTTTTGCTCATTGTCCGCCTCCGATAATATCAGACAGCTTGACGGAATCGCCGGGGCTGAGAGAGGGGAACATCCTGCTGTCAATCAATGTACGGCATGCCACACTTGATGTTGCAAATACGTCCCCTATTGTGTCACGCTCAAAGCCATCGGCAAGCAGTGCACGGGCAAGCACCTTAGCGTCCTCCACCTCCTGCTGTGTCCAGCGGGGCTTGCGGATGATGCGGTCTGGGTGGTTGATAGCCCACGCGACGGAATTTCCAATTTTCAAGTTTTTTGGGCCGCCCTCTCGCACTACAAAACCTTCTTTGTTGATATGCAGCCACACTGTCATGCCTTTTGGGTAATCTATGCGGAAGCGTTCACCCACCTCAACCCCCAGCACCTCGCAAATTCGGGGTCTCGCCTGCTTGTCCATGTTGACCTCCTCTTTATTACCGTTTATTAGAGTCTCTTTTAGTTTGTTAGAGTTTTCTTATGCAGTTTCGGTTTCCATGCCCAAAGGCCGGACAGGAACTACACCGATTTCCCTTCTTGCTGCTACACGCCCGCAGGATTTGCACTTTCATTTCAATGTCCATCAGATTTTCTCCTCTCCCTCCGGCGGGCGGTCTTTCATTTTATCGGCTGCTTCTGCCAATAAGCCAGCGGCTTCCAGATATGAGATTTCTTTTGGCCCTCCGTTTTCTCCCCAGATATCCCAGCAATAAAAAGTTCCATGTAGTCGTTTGTTATTAGATATTGCTCTGGCCCCTGCCCTCAAAGCAAGGAATAGTTTTTCATTCTTCATCGGTCTCTCCCTCCAGCGGGATATGGTAGGGCTGTGGGTTGTGCCAATCTACCCGTTGACCGCAATTGTCATGATATTTGCACTGGTAGACATTCCTCATGAGCTGACCTCGCCTGCGCTGGGAAATTGTATTTTTGCACTTAGGGCAAATATAGTCAATATATTCCCGGTCTGGCTCATCCAGGACAAGAATAGAGAGTGGCTCGTTCGGCGGGGTGAGGGTGGGCACATGTTGGATGTCATAGAGCACTTGTTCCAACAAATTGAGCGCTACTTTGTCTTGCCTTACAATATCTGTATCAAGCAGCTTTTCAATTCGATACAGCTCGTTTCCATCAATCGGTCGTACTGCCATCTTTCAGCGCCTCCTTTGGCTCAAATTTGCACGGCTCCATAGCGTTGAACTTGCTGCAACCAGATTCTTCCCAAAACAAATTGTTCCACTTGCAGTTCTCGCATTTTTTATCGCTATCAGTTCTCGGTGTCATGCAGCGCATCCATCCTCTCCATCACCATGTCCACTACTTTGCGAAATACGGACATTTCTCCCATCCTCCCGCTTCGTCTGCATACTTACAGGATTCAGCTATACACCGTTTCCCCTGATAGTCAGGGTGTTCACACGCTTTCGGCCAATCAGGGTAAAATACACTGTTTAACCCAAGAATGGTAGATAGGTCAGGGCCACAGAACTTCGGCGTAGTCAACCGCTTAAAATACTCTCGAACTTCTACCGGGATTTCCTCGAATTTTTCAAATTCCTCAACCATCCCAGTATCAGTATGCTTCAATGTGTATGCGGTTTTCGTCCCGTTGGTAAAATATCTGCAATCAATGCTCATTTGTCATTTCCTCCATATTGTTAATTTTCTCCATCACCATGTCCACGGCCTCGTCCGTCAGCGGGCGACCACAATGGGGACAATACTTTGCGAGCAATATTTTGGTCAGATTTTCAGCATATCTGCTGTATTCCCCGGCACCATTACACTTCTCGCACCCCATCCACACCTTCTCCACCTGCTCCCGGCTGACGGGGCGAAGGGCGGCAATCAACATTTGTAGCGCTTCGCAATCTCGCCTCCACACAGGATATTCGCTGGTCATCATGCTTTCGCAGTATTCTAGCAAAAGATCAAGCTGTGTAATCGCTTCTTCCCGCGTCATGGCTGGGCCTCCTTTCCAACTTCTCGCACAGTGATTTCATACAGTTTCCCGTCAATGACACAACGAAAATCTTCTGTGTGCTCGATGTCGATATGCCCCTCATGGAGCCATTCTTTGTAAATCACATTCACAACCGCCTTTTTTACAAGTGTGGCGGTAATGTCGCCGATTTTCATTCCATCCCCTCCATCTCATAATTTGTTGATGCTTGTTACGTTAGCTTTCGCGTTGCTACGGGTATACTCATGGCGCATTAGACTGCTGGCCTTGTATGCCTTGAGTTCCTCCTGTACCATTGCAAGTATCTTTTTGTATTCCGCATCTCCGTACCGGTCTTTCACAATGTCCTTGAATGTTTGATACTCAAAAGCTTTAATTTGCTGGTCAGCCGCCTTTCGAACTGCCTTGAGCCCTGACAACCTCTCCCTCAATCCCGTGACTTCCAGTGTAAGCACTTTCCTTCTGCCTTCTGCTGCTCTCCTGGCGCTGGGGGATGAGGCTTTAATCGTTGCAAGCTCCCTGTCGATGGCATTTATTCGCTGCCCTATATCGGAGATTTCGCGGTCAAGTTTCCCGTTGTCATAGGGGAACTCCCGTTTACAGTATGGGCATGTCATTTGTAGGCTCATTCCATCCCCTCCAGCATCTCCATCTCTCGCTCGCTCAGAATCGGTGCGCGGGTGTTCCAGGCAAGGCGGGCTTGTGCCTGTGCCTCCTCAATGCGCCGCTTTGCCGCTTCAAAATATCCAGGGTCTAACTCCATTCCGATGAACTTTCGGCCTGTATTGATGCAGGCAACGCCTGTGGAGCCGCTGCCCATAAACATATCCATAACAGTTCCTCCGTCAGGAGAAATAGACATTAAATGCTCCAGCAACTCGATAGGCTTTTCAGTTGCGTGTACCCGTTTAGATGTTGCTGGCGGGTTCCCGACAAAATATCCCTTGTAGTTTCCGCCCTCATTTGGGATATGCCCATTTGATGCCCAAACGCAATATTCTGCGTTTTGTGTAAACCGCCCTTTTTGTGGCCTTGCAGCAGTTTTAATCCACGGAACAACACCTCGGTACACAAGTCCACCGCACTGCACGGCGTCAATAGTCGCTGCCAACTGCCGCCAATCGGTAAATATGACTGCGATGCCGCCAGGTCGCATTTTTCTTTTTGCGGCAGAAACCCAAAACGTTTCCCAAAGCGTAAAACTACGCTGGTCTCGATTGTCTCCCGCAAAATCATGCTTGATGTCTTTTGTGTCTGTACTTTGATATTTTTTGCTTGACCCGCTTGCTCTGTCAGAACGATACATTCCGCCGCTGGAATACGGCGGGTCAGTCAGCACCATGTCTACACTGCCGTCTGGTATGTCTTTCAGCAGTTCCAGGCAATCACCCCGCATAAGCAGCACCCCCGCATCCGTTAGCCGCTTGGCTGCCTCTTTGTCGCCCAGAAGGGCGCGCTTGATGTCATCCATTTTTCTTCTCCATCCCCTTAATGCATCTCGGCTGCGTACATACGCCAGACACCTTATTGCCCCATACGCACCCGGGGCATCTTTTTCGCCCGGACTGAGAACCTGGCGCCTGTGCAGTGGCAATTTTATGTATCAGCTTTCTCTCTTCCTTCATTTTCTCACCCCTTCTCAAACTCCGGGCACGCGGTGATATGATACGTCTCAATTTCCCTGTACACTCCGTTCTCGTTGCGCACGCTTATTTTCACAGGTTCTGCCGTCCATCCTTCCACAGGCTGCCACAGCAGCGTTTCCCCATCTGCCGCCACCGCCGTCCAGCTGCATTTCCCGCAGGCTTTGGCGCATTCCATGCAGATGTTGGTCTGCGTTATTACGTTTGCGCCGCCTTTCCGTGGCATTTTGGCACGCACCTTCTGCCGTGGAATTTTGGCTGCCGCTTCCAGCACATCCTTCATGCTCACAGCGTATTTTTGCGCTACCTCGCCAAGCGCATTTCCCGCCAGATATTCACGCGCTGCCATCTCCCGCCTGTTCATTCCGGCACCATCCTCACAACCGTAATTTCTGTGCGTGGGTTCTCCCTGTCCACATGCCCATGCGCCGCAGTACACAAGTGCGCAAAGTCATCATCCTGTATCACCTTCGCGCGCGTCAGCCCGTCATGCAGAAACTTTCCCGAGTAGTTGTCTGCATCATGCCTGCGCCTGTCAGGGAAATAGTAGTCTATGCGCACCATGGCCTTTTCCAGCGTTTCATATGGCCGCTGTGCCATACAGGCTATGTACACGGCATCGCTCCACTGCTTTTTTGCAGCCCGGTATTCCCATGTATTTTTTCTTCCTGCAAATTGATTCAGGCTCGGCGGCACGCCCTTCAGTACGATTTTCATGCTTCCTCTCCTTTTACCAGCGGCAAATACCGGTGATACTGCGGCTGCCAGTGGTATTCTACACGCCCCACGCCGCCGTGCCGGCTCTTTGCCAAAATCATCTGCACAGGCCAGTAATCATCTCCGCTCAAAAAATCATTGCCTTTTTCCGGCCTCATAAACAGCACCGCATCCGCATCTGCCTCAATGTCTCCGCTGCCTCGCAGGTCTGAAAGCGTCGGTTCCTTCTGCTTGTCCACGCTCCGGTTCATCTGTACCAACGCCACAATCACTACATTGTGCCGCTTTGCCGAGGCTTTCAGCGCGTGCATCGTCTCGCCCGTCACCTGCCACAGAGGCTTCTTTCCGCTCGTGTCGCCCTTCATCAGCCCCAGGTAGTCAATAAACATCACATCCGGTTTCGAAGCCGCCAGCTTCGCTTCCACATCGTCCGCTGAAATGCTTGCCGTGTCGTCCATCACCAGGTGCAGGCCCTTCATGGCATCCACCACCATGCCAATGCGTTTTTGCTCGTTCTCGCTTATCCGGTGGTCTCTGAACTTTGTGCTGTTGATGATGCACGCCCTGGATAAAATGCGGTGTGTCAACTGCTCTGTGCTCATTTCCAGGCTGCGGTAGTCCACGCGGTAATCCTTCGCCAGCGTCACCGCCAGCTGCAAGGCTATGTCTGTTTTTCCATCCCCGGGCCGCGCCGCTATCACATACACGCCGCCGCGCTGCAAGCCTCCCAGCACGTCGCACAACATGCCAAACGCCCCGCGCTCTATTTTCAGGCTTGTGTCCGGCGCGAACAGGCTTTTGTATGTTTCCCCCACAGCCTCTAAAAACGTGCGTTCCGTTGTGCGCCGCACCTTGCTGGTGATGTCATATTGCCGCTTCAGAAGCTCTGCCAGCCTAGCCGTCATCTCATCCGCTGTCTGGCCTCCCGTGGCTATCTCCAGCGCCGCGGCTCGTATTTCCCGTTCGCGCCATGCGTCCAGCACTGCCCCTGCATATACGGCAAAATTCCCTTCGCTCACTGTCGGCACCATCTGTGCGCATTCCACAATCAGCGGCCCGTATTCAGCGCCAAGCTTGTCCGTTACGGTCACGGTGTCTATGGGCAAATTTGACTTTGCAAGCTTCAGCGCGCAGGAAAAAACTCTTGCCAGCTTTTCGTCCTCAAACATCCGTGGCGACAGCATCCCGCGGGCAATCCCCAGAAACGCAGGTTCCATCAGGATGCTGCCTATCACGCTCATCTCCGTGCTTTGCATCAGAATATCTCCCTTGCCGTCATATCAGGCGTTATCTCTCGCCCGGCGTCCGGCTTCATCCTGTGCGGCGCTGGCGTCCGCTTCACAGGCTTTCCATCCTTCCGCCACCAGTTCAGCAGTGTGGCATAGTGGCTTTTATACCGGTGCCCGGTTTGTGCAAGATAGGCCGAAAGGCGCTCTATGTATTCCGCCGCGCCAATGTCGCCCAAGCTGTCCACCAGCTTCCCATGCTCTTGCCCGTCGAGCAGCACGTTCTCAAATTCGCCGTATTTCGCCTTTGCCGCGCTTTCTTTCTTTACTCCCCCTTTAGGGGGAGTTTCTTTCTTTAAGTTTTTAACTTGTTCTAATTGTTCTTTTGTGTGTCGGTCGGGTGTCACCCGCCTGTCACTTCGGGTGTCATTTGCCTGGTATGCATCATAGTTTTTTATTGTGTACAGGCCAAAATCAGGGTGTCGCTCGTGTGTCACTTCGCCTGTCGATTTTAAGTGTTTTATTGCAGTGCGCACATTTCGCTCACTCAATCCCAATTCACCGGCAATTTCTGCAAGGCTTGTTGCACACTGTCCGCGGCCAACTGTTACTCCACGCCACTTTTTCGGTTCAAAATTTGCTTTCAAAAGCAAATGGATAAACACCCGCATGGTGTTTCCGTCCCCGTACCACTCCCATCCTAAAAGCCTGCGATGCAGAAGGATAAACCCTTCCATCTGTCACACCCCGCTTTCAGAACGGCAAATCTTCGTCGCTGTCAATCACCGCGAAATCATCCGGCCCGTCTTTAATGTCTACATTTCCCGCTGCCGGCGCAAACGACGCTTTCCCCTCGCCGCCGGAAGTCTTTTCCCCTGCAAAGCCCCCCAGGGGGCCTTCTCTTGGAACTTCGTTCCAATTCACCTTGTGCACATTGTCTGCCACCACTTCATAGGCCGTGCGCCTGTTGCCGTTCTTGTCCTCATAGCTGCGCGTCTGCAAGCTGCCGTTCACGGCAATCAGGCTGCCCTTGCCAAAGTATTTGCAAACAAACTCTGCCGTCTTGCGCCATGTTACGATGTCGATAAAATCCGCCTTGCGCTCTTCTCCGGCGCGTGCAAAGCTGCGTTCCACCGCAATGCGGAAGGTGCAGGTTGCAACCCCGTTTGGTGTGTGGCGCAGCTCTGGCTCTGCGGTCAATCTGCCCATGAGGGCGATTATGTTAAGCATTATTTAACCTCCTTTGCCTGTTGCCAAAATCCTTTTTCATGGAATATCTCGGCAGATTTTTGCCTTACAAGCCCGTTATAATCTCGGTATCGTTTTTCTTTTTCCTCTTTTGCCACCAGAATGTCACGGCATACAGCGTTTATCATTTCCGGGCTATAAAAAATGCGCTCATATCCACAATCGCGCTTACTTTGCTTGCATCTTTGTGTGGTAATGATGTTGTACCGATATTTCAGGTATCTTTTTCCAGGGTGGTCGCTGATTCTCAGGCTATTTGCAACGCCATAGTCAAATTTCAAATAGATGCTGTTTGTAGAGTGGGCATCGTACCGATGGATGATAACCTTTCCACGCAGCTTTTCTATAACGCCATTTGCAATTTCCTCAATTGTCAATGTAGTTCCTCCCAAATTCCCGGATGAAATCCTCTTTGCTCCACCCGTATTTTTCCATGGCCGCACTCTGCCCCCGCACTTTCAGGGCCCGGTTTGCCTCTGCGTTCTGGTGCACGCTGTTCGGCCCGTTCTGGTGGCACCGGTCATGGCACAGGCTCACCCAAAGCCCCAGGCGTTTCGATTTTTGGCGGTAAGCCCCGCCAAATATCTCGTGCCGGTTCAGCGGGTCTTTGCCTCCGTTGGCATAGCAGATGGCGCAGCACTCGTCCGCGTCCTCCTGCACAATGCTGGGCGCATATCCGTTTCGGTCAAGCTCCGCACCGCCTTTTTTCACCTCCATTCCTGCATCATCCTCTCCATTTCCTGGGGCGTCGCAGTCTCAATATCAAGCTGCCTGCACTCCTGCACAATCAGGTCTATCAGCCGCGCCATTTGCTTTGTGTCATATACGCTGGAACCATAAAAGCACCGGATGTTGTGATACCCAGGAATGTTTGCACACGGCCCCATGTCCTCACATATCCAGCCTGTGCGCCCGGCGCTCCATATCTCTTTCCATGCATCTATTGCATCCTCGCGCACAGGCACTATCTTGCTGTTCCCGCCCACAAGCGGTATCGTCTCGCGGTAAATTTCTTCCGGCGATTTCGCAGGCCCATTTTTGGAAAGCTCCACCGCCAGCTTGTCCAGCAGCACCCAGCAATAGGCGTTTGCATCAAGGCTCCGGCGATTTGTCTTTTGCTTGATGGTAAGCACATACTGCTTCCCTTTGTCCAGATTATTTACCGCTGCAAGAATGCGAGGAAGAATGTCCATAAAACCATCAACTTTGAAATGCCATTCTTGCATTCCCATAGCTCCTTATTCTCATTAAATTCTTCCACACCAGGTAACTTTCTTCTTATCATGCAAAACACAAAATATCGAAGTCTAGGCAAATATTGCTCATTTATCCATTTTTCGTCGTATTGGATAGGGTGAAAAGAAATTCGCTCTTGTTCAATAGGCAAAAAATAATTTTTGTATTCGTCTTCAGTAACCCGATATGCTACAATCTGACATTCCTTTTTTGCTGCGTACATCTCAACTTGACATTGCTCCCAGTAAGATTTACTCACAGAAAACGAATCTTCTTTTTCTCCAAGCCACGTTTTAACTTCGCTTATCTTCATGCGCGTCTCACCATCCAAATTTACGCGCAATCGCAAAGTAAACTTTCGAATCTGTCTATCCTTTCGACTTACTCCAATAGCATCCAGCACTTTGTGTTCATAGGCTGTTCCCGCCATCATAGCCATTGTGGAATAATTTGAAATTCTCAAACCTATTTTCTCAAGCCACCAGCGTGCAAATGATTTTGTGCCCCAGTTTCCCATAATGTGTGACGTATCGCTTGCTCCAAACCACCACGCTCTGCTCTTGTTCCTAATCACTTTGATTTCACCATTTTTAACTTCGATTCAAATGCGGCTACATTCTGAAATGAGTTCATGCAGGTCTGGAAACTGCGCTGGTTCAGCCCCATAGATTCAATAATTTGGTCCTGACTCATCCCATGCTGCATTTTTTCTGTCAACATCTGTTCCACCCGCTGCTTAATCTTCCAAATGTCATGCCCGGATAAATCATCGCTGCTCTGTTGATCAAGATCATCACCAGTTTCCACCTTGTATGCCTTCATCAAACAATATTTGTCCGCATATGTAACAGCTTTTCCTGGTGCCTTGTCTTGTGCGTCAATTCCATCACCAAATGCAGTAACCTCAACAAATTGATCCGGATCATCCATATTCACAAAACGATACACAGCCTCAACTCGAATAAATGTGTTCTCGCTCTCCGTCGTTTCTCCATTATAGGTGGATATTTTTTTCTTAATTCCGCTCTCAACAATTCGATGAGATACTGGAAAAGAAAAAATACCAAATTTGGATTCTGCCTCTTTTACGGCTTTGAGAATATCCCCCTCCGCTACCGCTTTATAGGAATTTTTCCCAACTCCTACTGTTAAATTTTTAGGAACACGCGCAATCTCGTTGCTCACTTCACTCATTCTCTGAAAAATGTTCATAGTACTCATCAAAACCTCCTAATTGTTATATCGTCTGCAAAATCCCATAAAGCAGGCATTCTTCCACTGTGCGCTCTGTAATGCAGTTTTCGCATCCCAGCACAATATCTGTTCCTCGCACGGTGTAAATCGGGCCATCTGTTTCCTCCCCGCACATGCCGCACTTATAGTCAAAGCCCTCTGCACTGTGCTTTTCTACGTCTCGCCAGCACCCTACGCACTCACCTGTGCCCGTGTAAAAATAGAGCACGTCGCCCTCGCCTTGATATTGCCCGCATTCCGGGCAGCGCATCACCGCTTCCGGCTCCGGCGCATAATCCCAATGGCTGCGCATGTTTTGGGCCACGGATTCTTGCAGTGTCATTTCATTTCCTCCGGCGTAATCAATCGATAAAAGTTCTTATTACATACACTGATACATCCATCTGCATAAATCACTATTCCGCCAGTTTGTTTCTGCACTGTGCCGCCCCAGACTTCCTGCACTGTGCCGCCCAAGACTTTCTGCACTGTGCCGCCCAAGACTTTCTGCACTGTGCCGCCCAAGACTTCCTGCACTGTGCCGCCCAAGACTTTCTGCACTGTGCCGCCCAAGACTTTCTGCACTGTGCCGACGTCCCAGACTTCCTGCACTGTGCCGCCCAAGACTTTCTGCACTGTGCCGCCCAAGACTTCCTGCACTGTGCCGCCGCCCCAGACTTCCTGCACTGTGCCGCCGCCCCGGACTTCCTGCACTGTGCCGCCGTCCCGGACTTCCTGCACTGTGCCGCCGTCCCGGACTTCCTGCACTGTGCCGCCGTCCCAGACTTTCTGCACTGTGCCGCCGTCCCAGACTTTCTGCACTGTGCCGCCCCAGACTTTCTGCACTGTGCCTTTTACGATTCCCGTATTACAATTCACCAGCACAACAAATTCGCCCTGTTTTACTTCCGGCACATCTTGCCCAACCAGAATGTGCTTTACCGCCCACGCCTTTAAGGCATCAAAGCAGCGCGGCTTGTCTACCTCTTCTACATACCATTCCGGCAAATAGTCCTGGTCTACCTTGTATTCCCACTTATCAATGGGGACTGTCAAATCATCATCCGGCGGCGTAATTTCCACCCGTACAAAATTTTCGCGCATAGGGCCGTGCTCCATGCCGGTTTCATTTATCATGTCCTCGTGACTGTCGTAATTCGGGCAGAACACTTTATCCTTTAGCAACAGCATGCTTTTAAACATACACATTTGACATTCTCCTTATTTGATGCTATCTTTTAATCAGTGTGATTTTTCATGCTGCCCTTGTTGGAGGTTCCGGCTCCAGCAGGGCTTTTTCTTTTCTCTGCCTCTGTCAGCAAGCGGTATACGCACGTTTCAAGCCAGTGCTGCACCGTGCCATATCCACATGTGATAACTGCCGCCCGTATCTGTTCCCGGCGCTCCACCGGCAGCCGGTGAGAAATGCGTGCACAGGGCTTGTGCCTGTCACCCGTCCGTTTCCCCTGCTTGCCCGTCAAAACGCCCTCTGGCGCGGTTGCAACCGCCTCTATGGCCGCTTGCGCCTCTTCCAGTCTGCGCACTCCGTATTTCTTCGGGTTTTCGCACTTGCTGTCCAGGCTTTTGTCATATCCTTTGTACCCGGCCTCGCGCACAATGCGCACCCTATCCTTCTGTTTCATCTTGCCTCGCCTCCATTTCTGCCGCTTCTTCCTCCACGTCCTCGCGTGCACGTCCAATCTCACGCTGTGCCGCGCGCAGTGCCTTTTCTTCCCCAGCCCGCAGCGTGTATACCTTGCCATTTACCTCCAGCTGCATCACGTCCACTGTGGCGTCAAACAGCAGGCGCACACTTGCAGCATAGTTCCCGCGGCTCTCTGCTATCTCCATTGCGCTGCGCACCATATCCATCATCTGCTCATGCTCTTTTGTCACGTCTTACACCTCTTTTCTTTGGCTTGTAGGGCGTGCCCTCGTGCTTGTAACACTCTGCCGCAGGCATGCCCCGCAGGTTCCCTGTTTCAATGCAGTAGTGGCAGGCGTGCATGCACTTGCTGCTGTTTCCCATCGTCCGCCAGTATTCACAACCCCGGCACTCTATCACTTCATTTCGCTTTGCCATATCAGCCAAACAACGCCTCCCAAACCAACAAACACCATCAGCGCCGCTACCCATCCGGCAGGGCATCCGTCTATCACGCCGCCCAGCGCCGCAATCATAAGTACAATCGCCGCCACAAGGCAAAAATCCTTCCAAAACTGCTTCATGTTCCATGTCTCTCCCTTGCCGCTTCGGTGTTACAGCACCGGGGCGGCCTGTTGCTTTGCAATGTATTTGCTCACTTCCTCCCGCGGGATGCGCCAAAGGCGCGGCCCCACCTTGCTGCCGGTTATCTCGCCGTCTCTCAGCAGCTTACGCACGGTATCCGGTTTCATTTGCAAAATTGCCGCATACTGCGATACTGTCAGCACCACAGGCAGCCGTGCAACGTCCAGTGTGTTTGTAGTCAGCCTCATACCCGTCTCCTTTCTTTTGTTCTTCAAGTCCTGTTTATTGTACTTTTAATTTTCTTGCTCACCTCGTTTCTTTTGCTGTCCAATTTATTGGACTTCATTTGCGATACCCTATAGCCACAGGAAAATATTTCCGATTTCAAATCCCCTTTTGCCGGATAAGCTCATCCAAAGCCAGTCTAAATTTTTCTTCCGCCCCTTTAGGCTCATCCTTCCCGTTCAAAACACGGCCCGTGTATTCCGGTGTAATGCCCATAAAGGAGGCCATGTCTCTAATGGACACTCCATATATGTGCATTTTCCCAACAACGTCTCCAGTCCATTGTGCAGGCATACAAAATTCACCCCCTAATTCTTAGTGATGTTGCAAAACATGAACTTTTGTGATATTCTAAGTTCAAGAAGATGAAGAACAGAATATAATTGCTGTGTCATACTACTCGGCAACTGGTACTTGCCTTGTGTATTGTCCACTTCAATCGTTTAGCCAAAGTTCATGTTCTGCAACCCATGCATAAATCATACTCCATGTACATGAACTTTTCAATAGGTTTTGGACATGTTCTTGAACTTTGGCGCATTGTACAAAAATAAGGAGTGTGTTTTGTGTTTTATGACATTTTCTCATTGTTAGCTGCCCGTAACGGGACTAGCCCTACTGCGCTTGCGCAATCTCTTGGAATCAATAAATCGAATGTAAGTAATTGGAAAAATAATGGGTATATGCCCCGTGGTGCTGCACTCAACAAAATCGCAGAAGCCTTAAATGTGACAAGCGATTATCTTCTCACAATGTCTAACTATACCTTCCCCACTGAATGGGAACCCGACTGCATTGAAGATTGGCAAAATGCCAAAAATGACGATGAAAAGCGTCGGATGCTCTCAGCTTTTGGGATATGCCCTGCTGTTATGAAGGAAGCTGAACGGCTTTTAGGCTTAACAAAAAGGCCCGTCACAAGTAGTGACGGGCTTACAGAGCAAGATAAAAAAGATATTGCGGTTGAGCTGGAACAGCTTATGCAAGAGATGCAGAATAGTGGAGATTTGATGTTTGACGGTGAGCCTGCCACGCCGGAAGCTATGGAGAGCTTGCGGCAGGCTATGGAGCTTGGTTTAACCTATGCAAAAAAAATAAATAAGGGAAAATAAACGGATTCGAAAAGAGGTGCGGGCATGAACATGTTCGAAACCGTCCGCGCCATCATTGGCGAGAACGTGACGAACAATCCAGAGGAAATTCTTTCCTCACAAGGTGTAAAAATCTTTTTTCTTCCCATGGTGGGAATAAGAGGGATATACAAAGCGATTCACTGCATCCCAATGGTTTTTATAGATTCGAATTTGGATGAACACGAGCAGCGGTTTGTAATGGCGCATGAATTGGCCCATCACATGTTCCATCGTGGTTTGAACCGTGTATTTTTGGATAGGTGCACACATATGAAAACCGATTGCTACGAGCGGGAAGCCGAATTGTTTGCCGCCTGCCTGCTATGCCCGGAACCATCCGAATACATATTTGAGGGTGAAACCTATACAGACCTTGCCCATCGCATGGGCGTATCTGAATATGTTGCAAAGTTGTACTATAAAGAATATAGTCGGCTTATATTCAGTTAAACAAAAAAGAAGGGGATAACATGCGCATTTCAAAGGCGTTCGCTCTTTTGGCCGTTTGTATTTTCGTTTTGACTTCCTGTTCAAATTATGACTATGTGTCAAAAGAAGAACAAGCTTACCAGGAAGAAATCTCCTATGAGGCCGGGTTTTCAGATGGAATTGAATTTTGTGCCACTGAATATATGGCACTATGTTATGCAACAGACCAGCTTTTGGAGGATGAAAACTATCATGTTATAGATGAATTGTTGGAAACATTCAGTGCGTCGCATGTATTCGGTGATTATGTAGCGGATGCAGAAACCGGCCTATATCATTACTTTATGTGCGGAGATTTTCACAAAATCGAAGAAATTTACCAAGAAGACCCACAACGTATTGTAATATTAGACGTTTCTGCCCCAAAAGACGATGCAGAGGCGCGCGGATTTGAACCATGCCCAGAGTGTATTTGAAAAAGATTGTCTCTTGTCATCATCCTGTATATCTTTTTCAGAGAGATTCACAGTGTTCTTTATCGACAGAATATAAAGACTGATATTAAAGGGGTTTATCATGAAAAAGAAAAGCGGTTCAACTATTTTTAACTGGTTTTTTTCTGTATTTTGTATACTAGCTTTCTTTGTGTATTTGGGAACGGTTTCTTCTTTTCTTTTCTTGGTGGTTGGTATTATTTCACTTCCCATTCCTATTTTTCGTGGGTTATTTGAAAAAATCCCCGGCGCACCAAAATCTAGGATAGCCATTCTAGCAGCAGCTTTCATTTTAGCGAGTGGCCTTACCCCTAATTCTTCCCATGACTTGCCTACTTCTTCGCCATTGTCTACCCCTTCCATAGCGGTTTCAAGTTCCTCTGATTCTTCGTCGATTTCCGCAACTCCCTCCCCTTCTCCGCCCCAAATTGAAAATTCATATTTCAATGTCACATTTATTGATGTTGGACAGGCTGACAGCGCACTTATAGAATGTGATGGTCATTTTATGCTGATTGATGGGGGAAATGTTGCAGATTCCTCTAAAATATATACAGTTCTTAAAAATCATAATGCCAGCCACTTAGATTATGTTATTGGCACTCATGCACATGAAGACCATATTGGTGGCCTAGCCGGTGCCCTTGAATACGCATCGGCGGGTACTATATTTTGCCCCGTAACAGATTATGATAGTGACGCATTCCAAAATTTTAAGAACCGTGCTGATATCAACGGTGGAATTATTATCCCTTCTGCTGGCACAGAGTTTTCTTTGGGTTCTGCTTCTGTGCATATCCTTGGGTTAAATGCCAGTGATGATACGAACGATACTTCTATTATTTTGAAAATTACATATGGTAACACTTCGTTTTTGTTTACTGGCGATGCCGAATATGCTGGGGAACAAGCTGTAATTGGAGCTGATTTGTCCGCAGATGTATTAAAGGTCGGACATCATGGCAGCGAAACTAGTACTTCATATCAGTTCTTGCGTGAAGTTATGCCGAAATATGCTGTTATTTCTGTAGGTACGGATAACAGCTATGGACATCCAGACGATGCCGTGTTGAGTAGATTGCGTGATGCAGATGTCAAAGTTTTCCGCACCGATATGCAAGGCGATATTACAATAGAATCTGATGGCGATTCTCTTGTAGTCACTCCAACTAGAAATGCTGATGCTGATACCAACCCAACGCAAACAGATGGAAGCGGTCAAAAAGCCACTTCCCAACAGCAGGAATCAACTGTTCATCCTACGCCTGTTCCAGCACAACCCACTCCTACACCAAAGCCTGCCCCTCAACAGCCATCCCAAGGGAATATGGTTTGGATAAGTGGTAGTGGGAAAAAGTATCATAGCAATCCTAATTGCAGCGGCATGAAAAACCCATGGCAAGTTTCACTAAGTGAAGCGCAGGCCATGGGCAGAGAGCCATGTAAAAAGTGCTATTGAGCTTGGAAATAAATTTATTCAAATACTAAGGTGAAACCCATGGCAAAAAAAGACTGGCTTTATAAAGAAATGCAGGGCATCCTTTTTGCGAAAAGCGGAATCAACGTCCAGGCGGATTTTGTTGTTCCAATCGACGATACCCTTGTTCCACCCTATCATCATGGAGATTATCTGCTTATCCATGCACAGCCAGATATTTTCGAGGGTGAGCTTGGTCTCTTTGTTATTAACGGGAAACCCCACATCAAAATCCGAGAAGAAAAGTTTCTCACGTCTCTTAACTCAAATATTCTCCCCGTTCCTTTCAATGACGCTGTACAATGCCGCGGAAAAGTTGTGGGCAGGCTAAAAGCTGCGTGCATCGAAAAAATAAATCCTGTTGAAAAATCAAACTAATCCCGTCCAAATCTCAGAGCAATAAAATAAAAAACGCCCCGGTGCTACCAACACCGAAGCGTTTTGATAGAATAGCTTACCCGTAGTGGGCAATCCATCCTCGCAAATGGATTATACCACCTTCGGGCAGGCTTTGACAAGTGCACCCAGGAGGTGTTTTTTATATAGCAAAAAAGCGGCCCATCGAAGGCCGCTCCACTCGTCCGGCGTACTTACAGTACGCTTAATACTGCTATTTTTTGTATCTAAGTAATTGAATCAGTTCTTTTCCACTGAGATTCTTTTTTTCGTCTTTATCAAGAAGCCTCCGCTGAAATTCTTGAAATCCCTGCCTAGTGTAAAATTCAAGCAATGGTTTCTTGTCTTCGCACTCAACATAGCAAATTCTTCCACCCGCAATCAATTGAATCTTTTCAATCTCCATTAAGGCTATGCCAATCAAGTCATTTCCGCTAATCAGGCAATCCGCCCCGTCCGTATAATTTTTCCCAAGTTGAGCAATCAAAGGCGCTGGAACAGTAAGATTCCCATCTATAGAATCTCCAATTGAGAAGGATTTGACTTTTCTATATTGAGTATTTGAAAAGATATCACGAGGAATTGAAAAAGCTTTCGTAGTGAGAGTAAAATACCCTACTAATATCAAAGAATCGGTTTCTCCAACATCGCAGAACACCAAATGTGTAGGCGCTAATGCAGATTTAGAAAATTGCACAGCTCTATGATGAAGAAAATATTCAACGTCCCTATTAAGCGGACAAGAAAAATTGGAGAGGATGTCATTGACCTTTTCCTCTCCAATTTGTTCAATCAACTCTTTTAACGAAAACCTTCTGTAAACTCCCATCGAATTTTTACACACATCCCTTAAAAATTAGAATCTGTCCAAATACTTTTTAATGTCTGTGCCCCTCACTTCTTCGCAAGGTTTTGACAATTCGATTTTACGTGAAGTAATTAAGGCGGATTTTTCGATGGCATCAACAAACCGATTTGCGTCACTTTTGGACTTAAACTGAACCATTTTCTGAATGCTCTTCGTAGCCATAATGAAAAGCCTCCTCTCTACTTGGCGAACAATTCCTTTAACCACAATATAAAAATGGACAAATTTTTCTAAAACTCCACTTTTTACGAAAAATTAAGGTTAAAGGGCTTGCCTGCCTAAAAGCATGCTAAGCCCGCCTAAAGCATCTATAATCATCCATCACATCTATATTATATGCACAAGCCGGATTAAAAGTAAATAGATTTCATTGGAATTTTCACAGTGAAATATTCCATACCTTTTTTAAAATGTTTGTTTTCTCAGGTTATTGAGTGTATTTTTTGGAGGTGGTTTTATATGGCAAAATCCAAAAAGCGTGCAGATGGCCGGTATGCGCGGCAAATTTACTTGGGCATCGATGCACAGGGAAAACGGAAATATAAAACAATTTATGCCGCTACTGCAAAAGAGGCGGACAGGATGGCCGCCGAGTATCGTTCGGCTCTCGGAAGGGGGTTAGACCCCTTTGCGTCAGCCCGTACCGTCAAAGACCTGTTGGATGCTCTGCTGAACGCCAAGCGGGCGCAGGGCGTTGGCGCAAGCTGGCAGCGCACACTTGAGATTTATGCGCGGCATCTTTCCCCGCTTTGGCCTGTGCCTGCTGCGAAAGTACGGACGGCAGATATTCAGCGCCAGATGAACGCTTTGGCCGAGAATGGGCTGTCACATAAAACGCTCACCGAAATATTGTGTACCATCAAGTCTGCCTTTGCTATGGCAATTCCTGAAATCGTGCAATATAATCCGTGTTTGCGCGTCGTAGTCCCCGCTGGACGGCCATCGCAAAAGCGTGGTTGGTTGGATGTTGAGCGCCGCCAGTGGATAATAGACACGCCGCACCGGGCGCGGCGTGCGGCCATGCTGATGATGTTTGCAGGGCTGCGGCGAGGCGAAGCCACCGCGGTAACTTGGCCGGATATAAATCTGGACGCAAGGACTATTCTGGTCTCTAAAAGCTGGGATTTCGTCGCAGATAAACTCAAACCCCCAAAAACAGCAGCAGGCAAGCGCGTGGTGCATATCCCCGTTATACTGGCCGATTTTCTCCGGGCCGAGCGCGCGGCAGACCCCGATACCCTATATGTTATCCATACTGCCAGAGGTGCCCGCATGACAGAAAGCGCATGGAGGCGTCTGTGGGCAAGCTATATGGCAGACCTTAATATCAAATATGGATACCACAACGCCATGAATAAATACGCCACGAACAAAAAAGAAGCAGATGGAAAGCCCCGTGGCCGTCTGCCTATATTGATAAACACTTTTACCCCGCAGGAGCTGCGGCATACTTTCTGCACACTCCTTTATCTTGCCGGTGTAGATGTCCTCACTGCGCGTGACCAGATGGGGCATAGCGACATCAGCGTTACACTTGGCATTTATACTCACCTCGATAAATTCTTTAAGGCCCGAAAAATGCATAAACTGGATGATTTTCTTTCTGGCTCCACAGATGCAAGTCAAATGCAAGTCAGCGACACGAACAAAATGGCCTGATAGGCCGCTTTCTTCCTATTTTTCCCTTCGGCTCCGACCCGGAAGGCCGCTGGTTCGAATCCAGTCGGGCGCACCAGAAAACGTGCTGTGACACTATGTCATAGCACGTTTTTTCTTCTCATTTCACGGATGGTGGAAGGAGATACTTTGCTGTCCCACAGCGCCTCGGTAATGTTCTCTCTGAACGAATAGGCATGCCAGTTACGTCTCGATGAAGATGTCTTTTTAAGTTTAGGCATCTTAAGGGCAACATCTCTAGTGGCGAGGTCGCTACTGTAATTTCCACTGCGGGAGCCTTAACGCTGCTCATTGCGCTCGTGCAGGTCAGCTTAAGCTAACTTCTCCGGGACTCATTCTCCAACAGTTGGCTGAGGGGTTCTTCTACACTGACATGTATCAATTCTTTGATCCATCCCTTGCTAGCCTCCTCATTTAGCTGTACAATCTTCTTAGACCCGGTTTGCTGTCTCCTTTTAGAATGGTGTATCATTCTACTAGAGCCTGCAAACCTCGTTTCTTTTTGTTTTTTCGAAATTCATTCTATCTTATCATAAATGGAGAGCGCTTATGATTAATATCAATAACAAAGTTTGGAATCTTCTTTGTGCTGATGATATCCAAAATTTTTTATTCGGTGGCGGAGAAGAAAACTTTTTCTTCGAGTTTAAAGCCGATCAAGAGACACCCTCCAAACTTGTCAAAGAAATCTCCGCATTTGCAAATACATATGGCGGATACCTGTTTTTGGGCGTCAATGATGACAAAACTATTAGTGGCTGCCTCGAATGGAATGAACAAAGAATTCATTCTACAATCCACGATAGTATATCACCAACACCTATCTTCGACGTGAAAAAATTTGAGATTGACAGAAAAGTCATTTATATCATTAAGATTGAGGAAGGCAAAAGCCCACCATATGTAACAAATAAGGGGCAAATTTTCGAGAGACTGTCTTCAGGATCATTTCCTATCAAGGAGTCTTCTCAGCTCAACTTGCTATATAAGAAGAAAGCAGATATGCTTTCAAGGCTGAAAAGTAAAATTGAGCTACCTGCTCTTATTATAAATCAAGATTTTCCACAAAATATTTGCGGATATATAGATTTTGGCTTTTCACTGAATTGCTCGCAGGACACAGAATTACGGAAACAATTTTTATCACAAGATACCTCAAATGTAGAGAATGCTGCACAATTTTTGAGAGAACGCTATAATAAAGATTTTACCATAGCCCACATGGGAAATGGATATCAAATAACTGTCGGAAGAAGTGTTACCCAAAATTCAAATGGCGATCAAATCATGTCACCAGCTGGAATCAATAATTTTATAGAAATTATGCTTGATGGAAGCGTTAGGTTTAGAATTCTGCTAATTAATGACAGAGACAGCTTTAATGTGGATCTATTTTCTGCTTCCGTTCCTATGTTCTCTTATAGCGAAATCTATAAACGGATGCTAGGAAACCATTTGGATCAAATTTTTATATCAGCAGAAAAATACCAAAAATTAACGGTTATCAAGCAATTTGTTCCCTATTTTAAATTTGATTCACCTGAAAAGGACGAATTTGGTTATTCCACTTATTTGCAAGAGCATCAAAAAAAGTACGGCGGAAATATCGTGGTAGTGAACAATCGAATCCCACAATATGAATATGCTCTACTAGATAAGCGAACCTTTGATGAATTAGGTGAAGAGTACAATTACAACAATTTGATTGATTGTCTGTTTTACTGCGCTTATATCGATATGGGATATATCGACCCGCTAAAAACGGAAGGTGCAGAATAAGTCTATAAACGCATCCGTCCGATACGATGTCGGTCGTTAGAGAAGCTTGACATTCAAAACGGACCGTTTATACAATGACTTTGCACAGCTATACACCGACTACCTACCAATCCAACCAAGGAACTTCAACGAATTAAAAACGGCAGTTGTCCTGTCTTTGAAGGCAACTGCCGTTTTTTCATAAAATATTTTAAGCTAGCCGAGAAAAGTATTTTTCCAACTTCTCGTCACAGATGCGTTCAATCTCTGCCTTTTCATCAGAGGTTAGCTTTCTCCACACCGCGTCGTCCACCTGGACAATGCCCAAGGTCTTGGTATGCCGGAGCATCTGCATGTCTTCAAACCGTTTAAAGGGGTTGGCCAGAATATTTCGTTCCGCCTCTTTATCGTTGTAACCGCCCTTGGCAAAGATGCTGTTTGTCTTTTCCACCACCAGCCCGGCAACTCGCCGGCCTTCGTAGTAAGAGCGGAAATACGAAACGATGTCCTCCAGCTTAATGCGGCCCTTATCGTCAGCATAGAGCAGAATGGCCTTGATCAGTACCGGCTTGTAGGAATAGCTCATGTCCATCTGGCGGATCATGTCCAGAAACAGCTCCTTGCGATTGGAGTCATTGATCAAGGTCCATCCGTACTGAGCCGCATACTTTTCCAGCGTTTCCTCCTTGAAATACTTGAAGGTCCGGTGCTCACTCATGGGCACTACCAGGTCGGGCACCAGTTTGCCTTCCCGCACATATCGTTCGATGGTCTCGGTCTGCACATCCACACGGCGGACAAATTCCATCTGAGAGATCATCCCTTCCGCCTCATCTTGCCAGTTGAAGATGTCCACCAGCTCATAATCGGTGGCGTCCACCGGCCAGTCGATTAGCGCCTCCGGCTTCTCCCCTTTCACGTAAAGTTCAGCTTCCCCGGCCTTTCTATCTCCGGGCGCTACCGCCAGTTGCCCAGGGCGGTATTCCTTCAATTTGAACAAACGGTGCAGCGACTGGGGCATATTGTATTGGCTGGCGTTGTCCACGAAATCAAAGACCATTAGGCTTTCTTTGCCTGGATAGAGTCGCATTCCACGGCCCAGCTGCTGGGTGTAGAGCACTCGGGACATGGTGGGTCGGGCCATGAACAGAACTTGCGTTTCCGGGCAGTTCCAGCCCTCGTTGAGCAGATCGCAGGCGCAAAGCACCTGAATCTCCCGGCTGACAAACTTGTCTTGGAACTCCTTGCGCTCCGCTTGCTTCATACCGCCGGACACCGCCGCAGCCCGCACACCTGCTTCCCGGAACAATTCAGCGATCTGCTCGGCGTGTTTCACCGAGGCGCAAAACACCACCGTGCGCTTATCCCGGACATATTGCAGCCAGGTATCCACAATAAGGCGGTTGCGCTCCGGCACATAGATCTTACTCTCCAAGTCCCGGATGTTGTATTGCACACTATTGAACCGTACCTTGGTCAGGTCGATGTTGGTGTGGATGCGGATACAACGAATGGGCACGAGCTCGCCGATCTCCACCGCCGTCTGGATGTCCAGTTTGTGGGCGGTATTCTTGAAGATTTCCAGAATGACCTTGCCGTCATCGGTCCGTTCCGGTGTGGCCGTCAGTCCCAGGGTGAAGGCAGGTTTGAAGTAGGACAGAATCTTCTGGTATGTATCGGCGGAGGCGTGATGGGCTTCATCCACGATCAGATAGTCAAAGGCATCGTCCTGGAATTCATCCAGATGCAGCGCCACGCTCTGCACGCTACCACAGACCACATGGGCGTTGGGTTGCTTCATGCTCTCCACATACCGCCCTACAGTAACACTCGGCCACAACTTGCGGAAGGTCTCCGCCGCCTGGTTCACCAACTCCTGGGTATGAGCCAAGAACAAGGTGCGGCCACCACAGTTTTTGGCGTCCATGACCGCGGTCACCGTTTTGCCGGTGCCGGTGACGTGGTACAGCAGAGCAATCGTTTCGCTGTTGTCCCGCATGGCTTGCAGCGGTTTCAGCGCCTCGATCTGGTGCTTTTTCAAATCGAGATGGGAGCCGTCCAGCTCCTTGCCCCGCTGGGTCGGGAGATAGTCCTCGATCTCCTTGAAGTGGGGATGGCTTCCGAGAAACACGCGAAGCTCGTCCTTGACCGCGTCGGGCTGAATCTGCATCTGACGCACCGCCCAGCGATACACGTCCCACCCCAGGTACACCATGCTGTTTTGCTTAAGGAGGTCGTCGTAGAATTTATCTTGAGACACAAGCCTAGGATTATGGGATGCCTCATCGTCGATTTCGATGGCGATGCGTCGCGATCCATTCTCCAGTACAAAGTCCGCATAGCGACTGTAGCAGATCGGCCAATTCCTCCAGGGACTTGCTTTCCTGGTATTCTGCCAGCTCCTCAT